GCCACCCCACGCTGCATAAGACTCGTATTAAAACATGCAGCGCCCCGCTTCGCTTGGCATAGCTCGGCATTAGCGTACGATCGCTAAACTCACGAATAAAACAATTAGAAGAAAATATCAACTAGAACATTTTCTTGTAATCCAATAAAGGCTAACCACTTCTCAATATGCTGTCTCTCAAATTAATATCTGCTACAATAAAACTGTAAACCCACTTTACGAAGTCTATGTTGTCCTCCCAAATACGATCATGAGGAGCAACCTTCTTACCTTTTCATGGTGCTGTAATGGCTACCTGTGACGGAATCGTACGCATTCGTTCATGCACCATATGCGACACTAAACCTTTGATGTCTGCGGAGTGCAATTGCTGCCTTATCATGTCCATATACATAGGACGTTGATTCTCATCCGTGGTCTCGTATAAACGAATCATTAAGTACTCTCGGTATGCTTGGATTAACTCCGTCCCTCTTGAGGGAAAGGGCCCATCCGCAACTAACGTGAATGCACGACTGATCTCATCTGATAATGATCGACCTTTTGTCTGTGGGAACCATAGAGTCTCCATTATCAACTCCGAGTGTCATGCTGGCCCACCCCCTTCGGTGAACACTCTCTTAAGAAAGTGTACACCCTCACACTGATGGGTAGACGTCAGGTTCCCTACCGATTCTCACAGGCTAGCTGTCTTCATGCCGCTACGTTTAACAATATTATCTAGCTTATCCACATCACTCAATTGTCCAAAACGGAGCAATGCGTCGTCCCCAAAGGCATACACCTTACACATACTCAGCTGTTTGTGGTTACCAGAATATAATTCCACGAATACACATGATCATACAAGTCAATTGATCAAAGTGTCCACAATAGATGTCCAGGGATGGCCTGATGGAATACCTTTATCTAAACGCATTACGACGCCCGGCTCGAATACCACATTCTTAAACACTAGTGACGAACACATGTATAAGAAATAGTTATCATGCCGTTCGTCATCTGGATAACAACTTCGTAACATGGCGACAGCCATAACGATCAGCTCCTCATAGACATGGTTGTCAAAACTACTCCAATCCGGACTTGCGTACACACCTGGTTCAGCCTTTAAAGTGTCGAACAATTCTTGTCAACCTAAATGCTTATGTCCTCTACCCACAAACAACTCACTATTACGAATCGTTTGTAGTCTATCAAGTATGGGTTGAGAGACAATAGCGCCCAATCTAAACAATAGGTCGTCACACATCAACACCGGCCTAGTACGTACCACTTTATCATCAGAGATATCTATGCGCTTGGCTCTACCACCAACCTGATACAAATCCATACTACATCACGGTTTAAGCATGATGTGTCGGAGCACCGCTTGTGCCACTTGCGCGGCACGTGAAGCGACGGCACCCCTGTTCGGCCCGAACATCCTCGACGACAGATAACCTGGAAATCTATCTTTTCAGATGCGCACACCGTACACGTCCCTATCCGTTAGCGAGTCCATCTGCGGCAACTTGATATGCTGCACTCTGCGCTCTAACGCTAACTGTAAAC